GACATGTAATGTAGTTTAATTTCAACAAAAATAAACAATTAATTTCAAATTATACAAAAATGGCAGAAAAAGTTTCAATAGATCTAGAAGACATTAAAGCTAAACTTTATGAGTCTTTGAAAGATTCTGGTTGGCACAATTTGCTAAAAGGTTTTATCCTATCAGAAGATTTTGATAAAATTCTTATAGCACTCAAAGAACAAGTAGACAATGACAAACGTTTTACACCTCCTTTAAAGCAAGTGTTTAGGGCGTTTCAAGAATGTCCATTAGATTCATTACAAGTTGTCTTTGTAGGACAAGACCCTTATCCTCAATTTGGAGTTGCTGATGGTATTTCTTTTAGTTGTGGAAACACAATGAAAAAGGAAGCTTCTTTGCGTTACATACATAATGCTGTTTGCAAAACTGTATATGATGACAAAGTTTTACCTAAAGACTTACCTGCAGACTTAACACCATGGGCTAACCAGGGATTGTTAATGCTTAATACATCTCTGACAACAGAGGTTGGTAAAATAGGAAAGCACTTTAGTATCTGGGAACCATTTACAGCTTATCTTTTTGATATGCTTAATGCAATGGATAAAAAGTTAATATGGGTTTTTCTAGGCAAAAAGGCAGAGGAATACGCTGAAATGGTAGATGACAGACATGTAAAATTAGTTACAACACATCCTGCTTCTGCAGCTTATCAAAAGCTACAAGAGTGGAATTGTAATGATGTATTTAATAAAATAAATGCACATATTTCTGAAAATAATGGTAAAAATATCACTTGGTAACTTTGCCAATTCAGATGTTTTTAGTAGATTTGTAACTCAATCGTAAACGCATAACGCAACGTACATGTTTAATTCAAAAACACCATTTACTGTGGGTGAACCTGCAGTAAGTGAAGGCACTGGTGATGTGCCTAAACCAACCTCACCCTCTGTTCCTTATACAAATCCTGTATCAAAACCTGCCAATCATCCTCCACACAATAAGTTGTGGAAACGTTATGGTGATCTCATGGCAGAAGGCGTTAACTACTTAGAACAACGCAAGTCAGGAAGAGCTAAATCACTCAACACTCAATGGAGTGGTTTCAACAAAATTGGTCTTAATGGTTTAGAATGGCAGTCACTTTATGTAGTTGGTGCAAGACCTGGTGTTGGTAAAACACTTTTTGCTTCTTCTATCACAAGAGATTTGCAAAGACTCAATCCTGAGCAAGACTTTTCTGTTTTACATTTTCAATTTGAGATGCTTGGTAGAAACATGGCAATTAGAGAATTGTCAAATGCTTCTAACTTAAATGTCAGATACATTCAATCTGCAGAAGATGATGGATTACCTCCATTGTCAGAAAGTGATTTTAAAAAACTGGCTGAATATGCAAGCAAGCAAATTGACAGGCAAGAATATGTAGTAGATACTGCTACTAATGTTGCTCAAATGCAAGAGATTATTGAAAAGTTTTATCATGAAACCAAAAAGCCATTCATTGTAACATTAGACCACACTCTTTTGATAAAGCAAGGGGCTTCTGAAACAAGCAAGCAACAAACTTTAGAGAAGTTAGCTACAATGATGACTATGATAAAGAACAGGTATCCTGTAATTTTTATTGTATTGACACAGTTAAATCGTGACATTGATAATGCTGAACGTCAAATTCCTGGAAAGTTATCTAACTATCCTACAGAAGCTGATGTTTTTGGTAGTGACTCCTTGTTACAATGTGCTGATGTAATGATTGCAATGAACAGACCAGCTAAATACAACATTAGTTTGTATGGTCCTCATCAATTCATTATTGAACCTTCTATGGAAAATTATCTTGCACTTCACGTTCTCAAAAATCGTTTTGGTGATGTAAGTGTTCAGTGGTATTACGCTAATTACAAGATAATGGGACTTGAAGAAGTACCAGCACCAAGAAAAAAACCAAAGAAAACTTCATAATTTTAATTTAAAAACGTAAACGCAATGAGTAACGTAAACGACAAACCTAAAAGGCATATCTCAGAGATCACTGCCGAGTACAAATCTTTTTGGCAACCGCTATTTAAAGACTTGAACATTGACAATCCAACTTTTGGTGCAAAACTTTGCTACTTAGGTAAAGAGTTCAGCACTGATGGTTCGCGAGAAGCATGTGTAAGATTTTTTCCTAGCGAATTGAGTAGTGGTAATGATTACTATACAGAGTTGTTTGATTGGGACCAGTATTATTTTACACCCAACAACAGAACTTTGTACAAGTTAAAGCATAATCCACACTGGAAAAGTGAACCTGAGAAATATGTTGAGGTTCCGTCTGACAAATTACCTACATCAACTTTTGCTGTAAGGTTAAGTGATCTTGAATTAGTAAACAAAAGTGATGTTAAAGCCATTGTACCAAGTCTTGGTACTGCTGCTCCTGCAGGTGTGTTTAATTCTAATTTGTTTGAAAGTGCTGAAGATCCATTTGATGAACAGTCTTTTGACGAGGCTTTTGCAGAAAAAGAAGACAATCACTATACATCATTGACAGTACGCGACTTGTACTGCATGATACAAAATGTGCCAATGTCTAACAAAAAATGGTTAAACCAATTAATCTCTAAAAACAAATAACAAAAATGGCAGAAACAACAAATGAGTTGGTGCTTCCCACAAAAATTGTGAAAGCAACAAACAAGAGTCCAAAGAACATGATTATCTTTAGTAAGCCAAAAGTAGGTAAAACTACATTGCTTGCTCAATTAGACAACTGTTTGATTATTGACTTGGAAAATGGTACTGACTATGTAGATGCTTTGAAAATTAAAGCAAACAGCGTTGCTGATATTGCAAAAATTGGACAAGCAGTACTTGCTGCAGGAAAACCTTACAAGTACATTGCTGTAGATACAATTACAGCATTGGAAGAAATGTGTATTCCTTATGCAGAAGAGTTGTACTCTAAAAGTGCAATGGGTAAATCTTGGTATACAAAAGGTAAACTTGAGTATGGTTCAATATTGAACATGCCTAATGGTGCTGGTTATCCTTGGTTACGTCAAGCTTTTGAGAAAATAGTTGACTACATCAAGTCACTAGCTCCACATGTAATCCTTGTTGGTCACATCAAAGATACTCTTCTTGAAAAGAATGGAGCAGAGTTTAACGCACTAGACCTTGACTTGACAGGTAAGTTAAAGCGTATAACTACTTCAAACTCAGATGCAATTGGATATTTATATCGCAAGGGAAACAAGAACATCTTAAGTTTCAAAACAACAGATGAGATTGCTTGTGGTGCACGTCCTGAGCATTTACGCAATGCTGAAATTACAATTTCAGAAGTAAACGAAGATGGTTCTGTAACAACATCATGGGACCAAGTATTTGTAGATTAATTTTTAAAAACCAAAATAGTAACAAAAACAATTAAAATCAATTATTATGTTTAAATCAAGCAATTTCAATCCAAACGCAGGTAGCAACGTACCTAAAATTATCAACCCTGGAACACACTTGTGTCGTGTTGTAGACATCAAACTTGATGCACCAGCTTACAAAAAAGAAGCATACTTTATTGTATTGACTCTTGAAGGTCAAGAACGTGGTGGTGAGTTTGTTGGTTTGCCTATTGACAAAATGAATCCTTCTTTAGGAAACTACAAAGGACAAATTGGTAATGTTCGTTCAGGACGTTATCCTTTTAGTGATTACAACTATCAAGGTAAAGACATTACTCGTGATGAGCAGATGTTCCGTTGGATCAACAACCTTGCTAAACAGCTTAATGTGTTTGACGCAATGAACGCTGGTGATGGTATTCAAGCTGCTACAATTGAAGAGTATGTTGATGCTGTACGCAAATTTATTGTACAACCTGAGTTATGGGCTCAGTTTACAATTGGTGGTCAAGAATACTTTACTGAAGGTTATGACAGAGCTAACTATCGTTTGTTCTTCCCTAAGCAAGATGGTAAATTATTCCCATACTCAGCAATGGAAGATGCAGAAGGAAACTATGTAAATCTTTTAGAGTATGATGCTGCTAAACACATTATTGTAAAAGCAGATGAGCCTGCTCAAACAGTAACTGAATTTGGTGGACAAGCAAGTGCTCCAGCAGATGACATGTTCAATGTTGGAAATGCAATGCCTGCAACAGCTTTTCCTGAAGGAGGAACTGCACCAGCAACTCTAAACTTACCATAATCACACTGTTTGTATAATTAAAAAGGGTGGGCCTCAAAACCCACCTTTTTTTTAATTTTGTAAGATATGTTTTCATCCAAGTTTTTTATTGATGACGTAAATAAAGTCCCATCAAACTGGGTCTTTGAAAACTATCTTGGTCTATCTCAAAAATTATCAGGTCAAAGTATCAGGATTAACAGCTTGTTTAATGTCAATGACAAGACTCCTTCAATGTATATTTATTACAATGGCGAGACAGGAACTTACAAGTACAAATGTTTTTCCACAGGTAAAAGTGGAGGCCCTGTTGATTTAATGATGCACATCTGGAATGTTTCTTTTTATGAAGCTTCTCAGAGAATCATTAAAG